TATTTAAATACAACGTTCTGTGAACCAGAAGTTGCATTTTTTAAGAAATAAAAGTTTTGAACATCTAAAGGTATTGTAACATTTCGTGATGCTGTAAGAGATCCTGTAAATTCTATAACTCTGTGTGAAAGGGTTGCACCAGTTGAACCATCAGAAACAGATAAAGTTGTATCCCCTGAATCAGAGACAGCCTGAGTTGTATAACCACCAGATATTTGTTCGATGATTTGTAAATTTGTATTTGTCTTCGTTCCCCAAGTTCCTGCATTTTCACCAGTTGCTTGAAGTTCTACACCTAAAGGTGTGTATGTTGATGCCATATTTTTCTCCTATGCAGCGTCACTATAACTTGTATTTGATCCTGTTGCAACATCCGAATAAGAGTCATTCGAACCCGTTGAAACATTACTATAAGACGTATTTGAGCCAGTGTCAACATCGCCGTAAGCAAATATATCAACAGCTCCTATACTAAATGTTGCTGATTGACCTGTTAATCCAACCTGAATATCTACTAAAGATATTGATCCTACACTAGCACTAAATGATTGACCAGTTAATCCTAAACCTTCTTCTACAGTTAAAGATCCTACACTAGCTGTTGATGATAGACCAGTTGGTAAAGCTACAGCTCCACCTAAACCTACAATAGAACCTAAACTAAATGAAGCTGATACACCAGAAATTAAAGCTGTATCGTTTGGTACTGTTACTGTTCCTAAACTTACAGTGGCTGATTGACCTGTTAAATCTGCTTCTTGTGAAGACGATCCAATTGCAGTCCCCTGAGCAGAAGTTATTGATAGACCAGATGGTTGAACAGTATCGTTTGGTGCAAATGCAGTTCCTTGAGAGGCAGTGAAAGATACACCTGTCATACCAACAACCATGTCGGCTACTGTAGGTGCTCCTACAGATGCAGTAATTGCATCTGCACTTAAACCTTGTGTTTGATCATTTGGAGTTATAGCTCCAACAGAAAAAGATGCAGATAAAGTTGTTTCTAATACAACAGGAACAAAACCTTCACCTTGTGAAGCTGTAATTTCTTGACCTGTTGGTGTAAATACTACATCAGGAACATCAACAGAACCTATACTAGATGTAATTGATATACCAGTTAATGTAATTGTTTGATCAGAAAGATCTCCCCAGCCACCTTCACCACTCCAAGCTTGTGCACCCCAACCTGTTTTAAGAGTTGTGTCTGCGTTCCAATACGCTTGGCCCCAGGTAAACCTGCCCCATCCTGAAGTAGTCGACATGGTCGACCTCCTAAGCTAGTCTGATGATTGCTGTTGTAGCTGCTGCTGCTGGAAACTCGATTTTGAAAGTTCCATTACTTGCTGTTTTGTCACCGCCAAATGCAATTACACAAACAGCGTCAGTTGTGCCTGAACCACCATCTGTTGTCGTATTATAAAGTATTGCACCGTTTGCGGTGAAAGAAGCAGACGAATAAGTTACGTCCGCAAAATCTGTAAATGCTGTTGTAGAAGATAATGAAACCCCTTGATTTGTAAGAGTTGCACCTCCTGCTGTGTAAGCAGTTCCAGATGTATTTGTAATTTCTTCAGAAGTTGAATAGTCTGTTGTGGAAGCTCCTAAGTTTGCATTACTATCAAATAATGCTAATTTAAAAGTGTGTCCACCTGAAGATTCAAAACTGTGTTTACCTTGTAAAAGCTCTTGTTTAAAGCTTGAACATATTGCTGATGTTATTGCCATAATTTATCTCCTACGGGTTTGGTGAGGGTATTGGTATTCTAACGGTTCCATCGGTATAGTCATCTCTTCGTCTTCTACCAACTTGCTCACTAGCAAACTTCTGTACCTCTTGTTTATATTTATTTTCATATAAAGTCAACATATCCATTGGACCTTTTAAAAAGCCATATGCCTCTGATAAACAGCAATATAATAGACCATTTGAAAAATTCATGCTAATATAATTAGTGTCATTATTTTCTAAAAGATCTGGCATTTTATTAAAATGCACTCTAAATCTGTAAGTTGTATTAGGGACTGGAGCAAAAGCTATACGGCCTGATGTTGTATCAGACTCTCCTGTACCTCCACCAAACATAGCATAATATTTAGGTTGACCTTGAGCTGCTGATGTACCAGTTACATCTTGGTATTCTTGTAGATACGTATAATCTTTTTTCTCTAACCATCTATTAGCCCCTGTAGTTTCTGATCCTGCAGTATCGTATACTTGTATACCTCTTATAAATAATGCTCCTGCTGGAGCGTTTATAGATTCTTGTCCAGCAACTAAATTACCTAACTGTTGTTTTCTATCTGCATCAAGAGGAACATCTCTAAATATTCTATATTGTGCATTTAAAATTATATTTTCTAAAACACTATCTGATAAAACAGTTGAGTCTGTTTCCGTATAACTTCTAATTTGTGTTTTTAATCCTGATGCACTTAATCCAGCCATTATATTACTCCCGCAATTTCTTTACAAGTAGGACAACTTTTTTTGTATCTACTATGTGTTCCACACTTTACTGCTTTTCCATTTTCATCTGTATATAATGGAACTTCTGGTTCTTTTGAATAAAGCATTTCTTCGTGTGGATCCATTTCCTCTGGACACGCACATTGCTTTACACCAAATAATTTACAAATAAAATTTTTTAATTTTTTTATCATGGTGTTATCGTAACTGGTCCTGCAGACACAGTTGGTCCTCCTGATTCTTCTGTTATACTAGGAGTTGCACCCAGTGTAAACGTATATTTATCTGTTGTAGTCACTGTTATACTAAAACCTGAAGAGTTTTCATACGTTGAAAAAGCTACACCTCCAGGGCTACCTTGAACGTTTCTAAATCTAACTGTATCACCAGTTGTTCTTCCGTGATTAGGTTCTGTTACTGTAACAGTTTGTGAACTTGCAGTTGTAGAAAAAGGGTTGTTACCTAACATAGCAGCTGCTGCTGGTTCTATTCTTCCTGGTCTTACATGTCTCAAAGATATAGAATCACCATTCATGGGTTTTGGTTCTAATTGTGGTTGCTTTGGTTCAAACTCTGATACATGTACAAATGAACCATTCCATTCTCTAACCATTTCTTTGTATGGAAACTCCATACCAGATCTATCTGATATTGCTTTTGCGTATTTACCTGTTGCGTACTTTGCCATTATGATCCTGGGTAATATGCTTTTGGAGTAATGTGTGTGCTAGATGCAGAGCCATCTTCCGCTAGTGCTCTTGCAAACTCATCCTCATAAATTAATTTTGTTGCTTGAGTCATTTGTGGCATATATTTCATAGACAAGTAATATGCCAGTCCTGATACCATGCAAGGCACAAATCTAAATGGAATGTCAGTTGCATTTGTATAATCACCTACGTCTTGTATTCTTTTTATATAATAAAAATGCATATCTTTAGATGCATTTGTAGAGTCTGGTGTTGGATAAATATGCACTCTAACTTTATCAATAAATCTTTCTACCCAATATTGATTAGGTGTTCCCTTAGATAACTTGTTAGAAAAACCTGCATAAGTAGATCTATCTACTTTAGTCATTGGTGAATCTGATTGTGTTGTTTGAGTTCTATTGGATCTTAACTGTGCTTCAAGAACATCGGACATTCCATAAACATTCGCTGGTGTAGAAACTGCGCTTGTGCCATCATCGCTAGATCTAAAAAAATCATAATCTGACTGACCTTCAATTAAATCCATATTAAGTTCATCCACTTCCCAATAGTGGATACCTCTATTGCCCCATTCTTGAAACAATATATTTAATGTTCTTCTAGCGTTTTTTAATTGGTAACCAGCAACATTTTGCTGACCTATTCTTTCAAAAGCCTCTTCTACTATTTCATCAATAGCAAAAGTTTTATCGAACGTTGCTGTTCCCGAAGTAGTATTAGCCATTTAAACTCCTACGATTCGTAAACTTTAATCCATTCACAAACAATTGTACCTGTATCTCCACTTGTGCAAGCTGGTAAAACGACGTTTACATCTCCAGTAAAACCTGTTGCTTCAGTGTTTTTCAATCCACCAAAAGATGAATAATCATATTCCATTTCACCTGCTAAACTTTGAAATACTACATCTGTGTCAGCATCCCATTGCATTCTAATTGCATCGGCTGGTGCTGTTACAGAAACGTTAAAACTAACTTTATTTAGTCTTACAGTTTTACAAGTCTTTCCGTTGTTAGATGTTAAACCAGAAACATCAACTATTTTAGTTGTGCTTCCAGTAGAATCAGAAACTACGTTGTAGTGAGTGATTAGTTTTTTTGCTCCGTCAAATACAGTTGTATTTAATACTGTGTCTGCCATGTTTTCCTCCTTTTAAAGAGCGCCTGCATTACCAGGCGCTCCGAGTTTATTTATTACGCGTCTGCGTATGGTGTTACTATTGTACCTGATCCAATCAGTAAAGAATTGTGAACCATGTATGTAGCAGTATCAATCGCTGTGAAAGATACTACACTACCAACGATTCCACCTTTTGTAGAACCATTCATAGTAATAACATCA